TCCTGACGCTTTATTGAAAAAATAATAGACACTACCTTGAAATTCTATAACGGAAGAACCTGATGTCGCTCCTGTGATAGTACGTGGAAAAACTCCACCAGAGTTTGTCACCGTGGTAGCACTTATCCTATGCAACCTAGTTGCGGCGATACAGTAAGCCACATCTGTGGCTGTCGGAATATCCATGATGTAATTGACCAACTCTGTAATCGCCCCTGATTCTGTGCCGTTAGTAAGAGTAGAAAGCCCTGGGCCTTGAGTTAAGATACCGGGTGTGGTGACATCTACATTAGTGGCAGATGAGTACGCACCAGAACCACCCCGTTCAGTCAAGGTGTCGAGGTGGGCGGTTGGAGACGCTGAGACTTCAAAATTTTTTAAAATGATTCGAAAATCTTGTTGCTTTTGTTGCATTGTTTTTATAGTAAGCCTATTTCTCCATAATCATTTTTTTGCACTCCTAGGTTGGGCTGTTCGTCGTCATCTCGTGTTTCGTAGTGGAGGATCATATCTGTCTCTTCTTCTTTCATCATCTCCTTTAACCCATCTACTCTACTTGCAATATTTACACGGCAATAATCAATAGCTGCACCTATAGATACAATTCTGTGGAACAGCACAGGAAAACCTGGGACAGTTGTAGTGGCGTTGAAAGCAAGTTCAGTAGCACCTGTTTGGTATTGTAGCTCCACAGAACCAGCAGAGGTGTAGTTTGGTGTAGGAAACAAGTAAATGAAGTTACCGATTTTATCGTAATGCGTAGGTGTACCTGTCGCAGCCAACTGATTGTCTGTCATTTTATTTCTCTCCTTGTGTTTAATAGTTATCCAATTACCAGTAGAGTCCTTCACCCGCACAGGAGAGCCTATGCGAAGCCAAGTTATAAGGATGGCGTATTTGTTAGTTCCACTGATAAGGTTAATAGACTTGTCAATTAGTTCAGTAGCATTATTAAAATCATTGTGTTGCCAGTTTTTTGCCTTGATTATTTTTCTCGTTGCTTTCTGTATAGTAAAGTTAGCACTTCTGATAAAGTCTTTCAGAGGAAAACTTGTCGTATCGGCAACATCTAATCCACAGAGAAAAAGACAATCTGAATATAAATCTAAATCATTTGCTTCACCTGAAATTATTACCATAGTTTTTTATTAAATGTTAGCTTCAGAAACAGTGATTGTGGCTGTACCAGTACAACTCACTGTCCCTTGATATACTCCGTTCTCCATAGAGAACACAGGTGATGAAGACGAAAGATAGAAACTATAATTTGATGCGGTCGCAGCGCGTCCATCTATCATCAAACAATATGCTGTTCCAGAAACAGCAGACATCCTAAAGTAATCTCTCGTTCTTGAAGTCGATGTTGCTAGAGCTGTAGTTGCCGCTGTAAACGAGATAGTCGATGAAGACGCTGTAGCATACTTGGCTGTTTGCCCAGTAGCTAACCCCCCAAAGTTACGACTACCACCTGTAGAAACCATGTACACCAAGGTACCGATTGTCAAAACAAATGCTAATGTGAGTAATGCTTTATTCATTTTTTTAAGTTAATTTTTAATTATTCAGTCCTAATCTTCAGCTCCTCACAAGGAAGAGCCAAAGTTAGGGTTGAATTAAAATCCTGTCCCGTATCTCTCCAACAGGTAAGTCGTTGTAGAACCAAAGCCATTTGTAGCTGCTGGTACTGCTGAACCTCCTGTAGCGTTATACAACTGAACTTCAATAAATCCTGAAGTTGTAGAAGCCTGTGATGATTTCACTATGTATTGTGAAGCCAATGTTGTAGAACCTAACAGGTTCACCATTACAACATCCCCTGAACGAGCACTTTCTACAGAACAACTCACTGAACGTGTAGTTGAAGCTGTAATTGAAAAGTTCGCTAGAAGAGTACAGGTTCCTTTCTCCTTAAAGGTATATTTAGAACCTCTTGTCCCAATTTGGATACCCTGCTGAAATGTTTGCATTTCGAGCAAAGGCATACCACCGAAAGAAACTGGTGCCTGACCACTCTTTGTAAAGAGCAACCCACCGAAGACGAGTGCTAGTAACCCTAACACTCCTAGTACGATATTTTTAGTCATATTTTTTTATTTTGTTATTTTTTCTGCTATTACAGCTAAGACATAATGGTTGAATATTTTCTACTATTTTACCATATTTCCACCGCTATGTCTTAGCTATAATGTCAAAAAACTATAACACAAATTAATAATTATGACCAGTCGCTCGTGTCGGCCGCGATCTTAATTCTGACCATTTCCCGTGCTCCATCTGCGAAAGTCTTCTTGCCGTAGCCGAGTAGACCTTTCACGATGTCTCCAAACTGGTCTGGGTCTCGAATAACCTCAATCTTTGGAGGAATCTGCACAATCAAATCAATACAACCTCTCACACAGAAGAGTGAGTCCTGTCGTCTTGATGTGAAGCCGTCTGCCGCTGGAGTCAGTGTTTCTGACACTGAAATGTCACCGAAACCAGTGATGGTTAGAGTGTCAGCTGCTGCTGAATCAACTGCTTTCAGTCCTCTTTTCTGCCACAAGAATCGGTTTTCTGCTGAAACATCTGTAAAGTCAGTGCCTGCTACACCTGCTACTGTTCCATTTGTTCCGTTGTTGTAGTTAATAAGATCTCGAATGAACGTTCGAGTTGTGTCTACGTTAGTTCTAATGTCAGCCCAACCACCTGAAGTAGTTCCTGCTGCAATTAGAGTAGAGTGAAGAGTGATAACAACACCCGCGATAGTGATTGTGTCACCATCTGTAGGCTGAGTTACCATACTCAAAACTGCTGTATACGGAAGTGAGTTACTGTAAAGAATGTCCCAACCAAAAAGGTTAGCAACTACTCCTCGTGAGTTAACACCATCTCCAAATACAGTCTGTCGTCCTGCTTGCTGAAGTTTCAACATTCCAAGGAAGTGACTACCAACTACTGCTGTTCGTCCTGCCTTTGGAGCATCGATAGCATCTAGCTTAGTGTCTGCTGCAATGAAAAACTGAGGAACTGTGTTTGTGTTTACTACTGCGTTTGAACCAGAGGTTCCACCAACATTCAATTTTGTTATCGCCAGTTTTTATGTTCTGGCTTCATACGATCTCCCGTATGTTCAGACTATATCTTTAGGATTTCTCCTTGTTTAGCATGTAGTCGTTGAGGATTTCTTTGAAGACCTTAGCAAATTTTTCTTCTTTGCCGTAGGTCAAACTAATGTTTTAGGTAATCTTGAAGTTGTTCTTTCGTGTTATTTCTGAAGCCGTAGTTTTTGTGGAACTTAATGTGGGCTTCCTCAGATAATGTTATTCCATTATCAATCGCAAACCTTAAATCTTTTCTCTCGGAGAAATTATTTATGTGATGTGCTACAAGTTTCCCACCTCTAGTCCCATATTTTTGACAAGTGAAGTCATCTCGTTCAAATACCGCCGTCCGCCACAATCTGATTTCCAAACCATTTCTAATTCGTCTATTGATTAGCGATATTCCACCTTTCCAGTTAACACTTTTTTCACCACTATTGGATTGACTTAACTTATTTCTTGTCTCTAATGAATGATGCCAGCCTGTGTGTTTCCCCTTTTTGGCTTCACTCATTTTCTCATTCTCTGCTTCAGAATGTTTTCTTCCAAGGTTTGCTTTATTTCCCTTACTCGCTTTACTTAGGTTCTCCCTATGTGTGGCAGAGAAGGGTTTTCTAGGATATAAGCCTTTAGACATATATCTATTTTACCTTAAAACTATTAGTTTTTCAAAGACCTTTCCTGCTGATTGACTCTATTCTTCCGATTTTCACTATGCCATTCTTGGCATGAGTACGAAAGACTTAACGAGTGATTCCAGCATATAGCTAAATTTTTTGACGGCAATGTTTGGTTCACCGTCATCGAGTGTCCAGATAGCATTTGTAACTTCTGCCATAACTGCCTGCTCTACCGCGTTGTTAAACGTCTTCATCATCTTGTTGGAAATATTAGTTCCAAGTTCGATAATGCTTTGTACTTTCTCTGTATCGTCGATAGTAACTCTTGATGCTATGTATGTTCCGATTGACAAAGATTCTTTTGCTCCAGTGATTGCCTGCTCTGTAATATCTGTCCCTGGTACGTACGTTACGTTATTAGGGTAAGAAATCGTTACGCGGTTCACTGTATCTCCTTCACCGGCTACCAAATTTCTGAGTGTGGTATTCGCAATCGCCATCGCTTTGTTATCCACAAAGAGAGAACGCTGCGCTTCTCGTGCCCAAAAATCCGGTGCCAAATCCGCTATTCCTGTTAATGACATTTTGGTTAATTATCATAACCAGGCAGTGTCCTTAATATCCCTTCTTTATCATCTCCGCCTTATATTTTTCCCACTCTGCACGACCTTCCGGTGTGTTCATGTTTGAATTAGGTGGATTCTCAAAAGAATACGATTTGTTACCACCTGGTCGGTTAGTTTTACTAATTGAAGCTTCTTCTACTTCTTGAGCCTTTGTGTAGTCCGCTATCTTAGCAACTATGTAGGGGTCACGAAGCGCTGCTTTGACCGTCACTCCAGTAATATCAGCCACTCTCTTTATCTCCTTTTTAATTTCAGGAGAGTACTCAAGGTCAGCGAGAAATTCTTCTTCAAGTGACTGCTTCACAGCCTTACCTATATCAAGGGTCTGAGGGACATAGTCCTTCTTCACCTCGGCAGGAGCGGCCTCCTTTGGCTTAGTAGCCTCAGTTCGCCATTTAATCTTTTGCCCTATCGCTTGAGACATTTTTTTAGAATGTTCAAGTTCCTTGGCAACAGCTTTAGAAATTCTATCGGCATCGTCCACCTCATCGAAGCCATACTCTGAGATAACTCTGTCGCGAACTTCATCCTCCTTACTTTCCTGAAGGGCAACCTGTTCGGCTGCTAATTCTTCAGCACTCACTATTTTTTCATTATCCATTGGATATATTTGTGTGTAGAGCCATTGGCTCTTTATTTATTAAAACGAAAACCAACCCTTGAGAGGATTGGTTAATGTTCCGAATGAAGCAAACTTCAACATAAACTTCACTGCGGGACATTAATCAATTCCCCCAAGTTGTTGAAGTTTATAAATTATCAAAGATCTATTTTACTGTACCACCAACATTTAGATAGTCTACCATAGAAACTAATAACTCTTGATTATCTTTAACCATTCCAAGAACAAGATTACATCTTCGACATATCCAACCTCGAAACTTTCCTGTTTTATGGCAGTGGTCAAAACAAATCACACCTATCGAACCACATAATTCACACTGTTCTGGCTTCTTTTTTCCAGCCGTTTGTTCTCGACAATTTATTTTATAAGTTTTCATATCGTACGAAACCCCACCCTTCCAATGATTTGATCTCTTACCGTGCATTTGTTCACTAATTAATTTCTTTGCGGAAGGATTATTTTTAAAATATCGTGTAAGAGATATCTTTATTTTTTCCCTAGCTTCCTTTGATACAATATGTGATCTACCCTTACTAACCAAACCCAACTTCCTTTTATGTTCCTCTGTCCTTATATAAATTCCTGATGGCATATTGTTTATGTTCAACGAACACTTCCACCAATCTTACCCGCATACCCTTCTGCAAGTTTCATAAAATCTTTTCCATGAGCCTCCTTGCTGTATGTACGGATAAAACCACCTTTAGCATTGTATACAGATACTGAAGATACTTTTTCTTCTTCAGCTACAATTTCTTCTTCAGCTACAATTTCTTCTTCAGCTACAATTTCTTCTTCAGCTACAATTTCTTCTTCTGGTGTCATATTTTTTTTGTTTTTCATAATAATATAATTATACCACATTTCACTTTGCAAACATAACTATTCTACGTCAATCGCAAATTCATTTTTATCTTGCACCTCGAAATCCTGTAGAGAGAGAAGTGGTGAGAGTATCTCGACAAGTTTCTCTATCGCTCTCTGCCGAGCTTTGACCTCCACTGCCAAATCAACCGGGGACAATATATCAATACTAGCTAACTCGTTCAATCTGAAACACTCACGCTTAACATAGTCTACAAAATCTTTCATTTCTGGAACTTCCTCCATGAGTCGCTTAGCTGTTTGTGGGTTCATCTTCTGATTCGATTATATGTCCTGTTGATAAATTAATCTGACACTTAACTCCATTCTCATATCCATGCTCTGCCAATTTCTGATTAACCCAGAGAGACTTAACGCCCTCCAGTATCTGTGAGAGAGACTCCATCTGCTTTAGGAACTTCTGTCCATCTTCGATAAGACCGGTGTTATTTTTTATCTGGGCTACCTCAAAGTGTCTTGAGTTTATTAACCGAATCATCTCCTGCAACTCCAGTGTTTCCTCTGGTGTGAAGTTACTTTTTACTACTTTTTCCTTTGATTTTTTTGCCATGTTTTTTTGAGCTTTGCTCGTTATTTTTTAATAATTCCTTATACGCCAGAAGCAAGACATCATGACGTTTGACCCAAACAGTGAGCTTGTCCTCAGCAATTTTTCCGAACTGCTGTGCCTCAAAGACATCACGGTCTAAGTCAAAAATACGACTATCTTTTTCTGCTATTACTTTTTGAAGTTCTTTTTTTGTCATTTTCTAAAGACCTGTGTCTTTCATCTTATCCTCCTTCATCTTTTTAAGACTCTCCTTACGAATTACTTTCTGTACCTCGTCTGGGTCTGTGAGAGATTTATACATCTTCTCAAAATCTTTTATTCTGGTTTTCTTTTTCATTAATACGTATTACCGAAAGCTGTTGTCGGTGCTTTCTTATTAAGCTGTTCGTCAGACGGAGCAGTAGGGTCAGGTTGTGGTAATGGCTGTGGTGGAGCCTTTGGTAAATTCCCCACATCAATACCTTTCTTCTTCATCGCCATTTCAATCAGCGCCGTTCTTCGCACAGGATCCATTTCAAGACCAACGAATGTACCGATAGTCTGGAGGTCTGCGTCAACAGACATATTCTCACCAGTGATGTTTACTGCTACATGAGGTATGAAGTCCTCGAAGACTGCTTTGATACCTGTAACCAAAAGTTGAGGTCGGGCTTTGAGCGATTCTAGTTGTTGCATTTTTATAGTAACCGCATCCTCGTTAGTGTGTGGTGGGAAGGTAACGAGGTTCTGTAGATACCATGAGTCCACTACCATCATGCACAGACGGTCTAGCATTTTAGAATCACCTGTAAGAGAGAGAATGTCCTTTAATTTTAAGTCCTTAATATGCTCAGGGATAATCCACTTCTCAAACATATTCCCATAGGGTATGCCGAGCTTCTGACGAATAAAGCCATAGAGTTTATTTGCATTCTGGTTAAGGAGCGAACCAAGTCGAAATGGTTGGTTGGGAGAGTTCTCACCAGTAACGATTTCCATAGAGTTTGATATTTCATTTCGGAGAGAGATGATCATGTTCCACTGGTTGACCAACTGCTCGAAGCCCTCCATACGGACAGGTACGTGCTGGAAAGATGAGGCACGAATAATATCCCCATTTTTCATGTCCGTTATAATGTTCTGCATGATGAGTTTGTCGGGAGTCGTGAACAGTGTCTTAGACGCAAATTCAAGTCCTTGAGCCAACTGATTTCCAATCTGGTTCCCTCTTACCTGAAGGTCAAAGAGTAGCTCATAGAGACCCTCTCTCCACCACTTACCCTTATAGCGTGACCGGTGATACTCCTCATAAATGTCAGACATCTTCTTACCCTTCAATTCCTCAGCGTAGACGATATACGTGATCTGCACACCAGAGGTTCCACCTTTCACACCTGCACCAATAACTCTCGCCAGTGTGTATTTATTCTCATCCCCCTCGGCCGGTGTTTCTCCATGCGCGTCCTTTAAGTCCTTCACGGACACCTCACCGTTTCTTTCGTACATGTCATAGTAAGGGACAGTTGTATCTTGTCCTTGAGTGGCTATCGTTGCCTTATAGCTATTTGTCTTATTGTTATCAAGGACATCCTGTACGTTGCACCAGACGTTTATTTTCTTCCGTAGGTCACTGGAGGTCATCGGGTGACGCTCGATAATCGGAGTCTCGTCCACACACTCAGCTGTCTGGTTAATGATGTAGTAGTTGCGGGGGTCGAGTCGCTCGTAACTTTTCTTCACACGCTTCCACAGAATATTCCCCCACCCTGCTCCTTGCTCCACGGCAGAGTTTATCTCTTCCGCCTGTCCTGTCGTACGCAGGTAGTTCTCTAACGTCAAGTTAGTGATGATGCACGCCAGTTGGTCAGAGTCGCGATTAGAATACGCCTTAGGGTCCTTTGTATCAAAGTCAATGTTTTTAACCTCAGAGTTTATCGGTGGTGTAATAATATCAAACCAATATTTGTAGTTACCCTGCTTATCAAATTTACCTGTCGGATATATTCTATTCTCGAATAGAGAAATACGTCGAGTTAGTTTCGCCTGTGAATAGTTTTCATCTTCAGAGATAGCAACGGTCTGTGTCAGGTATTGCGAAATCTCCTCTTCCATCTGACCGATTAATCCCGATGCCATTTGTTGGTTGATACTCATTTTATAATTATACCATATAACCATTAAAAAGATAAACCGCTATCTGTTTGTGTCAAGTGTCTATCTTGCCGTGACGAAGCGATATACCGCTCCTGTTGCTCTGAAGGTTCACCAATACGGATGATGGAGACAATCGCGTAGGCAATCGCATCCATTGAGTTTTTAAACCCATGTTCAGGGACGTTGAGGATTTTTCCATCTTTATCCGTCCGCCAAAGGAAGTTGCGGTACTCCTTGATTATGTTCACCGAGTTCTGGGTGACGCTTACACGCTGGTCCTGCACCACCTGAATGCTGTTCGCTACTGAGTCCTTACCTTTCTCCGCCCCGAGCACCGTCACCCCGTGAATAGAGAGCTCAGCAATAGACTTAGGCTCAGCGGAGTCCGCGATGACGAGTATGGTGCTGTCGTAGTTTAAGATTGTGTCCGCTATCTGTTTGTTCGATAGCTCCTTCTGAAAAGCAATCTCATCTAAAATAAATCCGCCGTTGTACCGGTAGACTGCCACGATAGCTGTTGGGTCGTTTGAATAGCCGAAGTCCACGCCGATACGCTCCAACTTAGCTTCCTGTGGGAGTTCTGGAATAATCGCCCAATCTTTGTATATCTTGCCATCCACCTCACCTAACTGGCCAAGGCCGTATACCAACCACCACCCCTTACGGTTTTTACGTTGTTCGATGGAGTCGACAATGTTTTGTGAGAGAGCTTCGTTATCCTTGTAGGTGAGGGTTAATTCCTCCCAATCATTACGAAATGGTTTTATTTGTGAATACCAGAAAAACTCATTAGTCGGATTCCAATCTAATATAATAAACTCCTTTGTTCGCACCTCTAACTGCTCGAAGGCATCAAAGGTAACGTTGTTAGCCTCATTGATAAACAACCTGTCGCGTCTTGCTCCTCTTAGCTTGTCGCCGTTATCACTTGAAAAAAATTCAATTTTTGATCCATTCTCAAAAGTGTAAATAGAATCAGTGCCATTCCAACCCGCATCTTTCCAATAACCCTGCTCTTGTAAGATATTTTTTAAATCCCTTTGGCAACCTCGCTTCGAATGGGGGATAGATTCAGAGACAATAGAAGTAAGAGTTTTATCCATCGGAGCATCTTTCTGAGCTAGCATAATTAGAAACATGAGAACAGATATAGTTTTTCCAGCACTGGTTCCTCCAGGTATACCAAGGATTCTTTTAGATTTATTTAAAACCATAGGCTTGATTACCTTTAAAAGCTTTTTTGTAGCTGTGGTTTTAGTGAATGACATTTGTTTCAATAACCTTAACATCTGACTCGTCTAATTTTACAGGTTCTTCGTCGTCCCAGTCCATAATAGGTCTTGGTATGATGAAAATAGGTGCATCATTAGTTCGCTTCTTAAGCTTATTGTAGTGCTCAATGCTCTTCATCTTCGTAGGAAGGTCTCTGTGTTGATTTATGAGGTAGTTATGTTGCATGTCGACGTTCATATCGTTGAAACCTGTGTCCTCAATCAACTGGTTAA